TGAATTACTGCACGTACAATTTTAAATGCTGCGTGCATCAACTCACCATGAAGATGTTTATCATAGTTTGAAAAATCCATGTCAAAAACATTGGGATGGGCATTAAGATGCTCATAAATGGCCTTCCATTGCAATGAATGAGGATTAACCCCAATTGCATGATTCAATTTTAGGAAAGCTTTTGAATAAGCCTCTTTAAAATTGCTAAATAAAGCTGCGTCACAAACCACTTTCTCAACAGGTATACAATGAAAAACTCGCGTTTTACCATTTTCTACTGCTGAGATTTTGATCAGTGCATCTTTTAACTTAGAGTTACTCAGAGAAATCATTCGCTCTCCTTGTTTAGCTGCTTCTAGTTTAGCAATTATCCGATTTTTCAATCGAATGCCATTCTTGGTATCGCGGAAAGATATTACTCCGTCGACATTTTGCAAGAAGTCACTCTTCTTAGAACACCCTGGGAGTTCATTCCAGGGAATTCCACAAGCTTTGTCTAACTCCATTCCTGTACAGAAAACGTTTTCACGATCTCCATTAAGGCCGAGGTCAATAACATCTTCAATGATTGAAGTTGTTCGCTTTATATGACCAATTTTCATTGCCATTTCATCTATAAATTGAGTTACGCAGATTTTAAGCGTCTCCGAATCCATAGATGGTAGTTCTTTACACATAACACCATTAGGTATTAAAAGTAAGCTCTTATCCCCATTTCCATTCTCTGGAATAGGAATTTTAATTCGCTTATCATTACCATCAAGAGGGCCAGGTTGTAACTGTTCCTCAAACTGATTATAAAAAGATGAATATCTCCAATGAGCTAGACTTTTAGTACCTGCTGGTTTAGTTTTGAACTTATACTTACCTAAATAAGTACATGCAGGACCTTCAGGAAGGTCTGTTGGGAATCCTAAGACTATAAGTTTACTCCAGGGATCTTCTTCAAATCCATGTTCTAAAAACAGCAGTAAATCTTCTTTTCTAAGAATAGAAGCATACCAATTCACTGGAGTTCCCCCACTATGAAAGCCAATTATTTTGGACAAATATCTATCACTATATGATAGAATAAGTCCGCCACAATCACCTTTTCGAGCTAAATCTACATTCAAATTTAACTCTGAAATTTGGATATACTCCCGTAGCTCAGGATAGGTTTCGCCGGAACGCACTATATTGTACTTTTCGACACCTTTCACGTGCACTCTCCCTTTGGAAAAACCACTTATTGTTGGTAAGTGGCATAAACAAGTTTGATCATCTACCAATCTTCTCCAGTTCGTTTCATCACATAAATG